TGTGCCACTATCATTAACATATATTGCCATATCTTAACTCGAATAAACAAACCATACATGACCGTCACTCGTTCCTGAAGTATTTGTCGGTGCTGTAGTTGTTATTGTAAAAGGTAATCTCGCTTTATCTAAAATACCTGAGCCAATTTTATTTGTGGCTACTGCACCTTCAAAGTTTCTACTAGCATCGATAACATCACTACCATCAATTTTTAGTCCTGCGTCTTCGATATTAAAGTCTAATTTTTGTCCCATTTTATACCTCTATTGTTGTCCTGATAAATTTAAACGCCATAGTATCTGTACTTGCTGGCGTTGCTCTTAATCTTATATTACCTGATACTAAGTCTGCATCAAATGCTGCTTGTGCTCCATTTTCAAATATAGATGCGTACTGTGTTAAGTATACATCTGTACCATCATGGAATAATAAAATTTCTATTGCTTGAAAATCTGTATCTGTTGAATTGTGTACTTGTACTAAGTACTTAGCAGTTCTAAATGTAGCTGCTGCAAAAGTATCTAGTGTAAATTGTGCTGTTGAGGTTGAACTTCCTGTGCCTACATCCATACCAGCTACTTCGTCTATGTGAAGTTTTTGAACTGGTGCTGTATCTTGTATACCTAAACTTCCACCTATTACTGCAGTATCACTTGTTCCATTACCTAAAGTTGCAGTTCCTGAGAAAGTAACTGCACCTGTCATAGTTTTACCACCTAAAGCTGATTGTGCTAGTTGTGTAGATGTTATTGCATTATTTGCAATCTCACTTGATCCAACAGCGTTTGCTGCTATTTTAGCTGCTGTTACAGAATTATTAGCTATTTTATCGTTTGTTATAGTATTGTTAGCTATTTTAGCTGTTGTAACTTGTAAGTTACCAATATGTATAGTGTCAATACTACCGCTTACAAGTTCTGCACTATCAACTGAGTTAGAGGCTAAATCACCTGCTGCAATAGTACCGTCAGCTATTTGTGTAGTTGTAATAGAACCATCTGGTATTTTTGCTGCTGTTATAGCGTTATCTGCTAATTCTGCTGTTCCTACAATACCATTTTGGATTATGCCAGCTGTGACCGAGTTAAGTGCTATTTCACTTGTTCCGACAGCATTACCAGCTATCTTTGCACTTGTTACTGAGTTTGCTCCAATATGTATAGTGTCTATTGAACCTGTTACTAGTTCTGCGCTATCTACTGAGTTACTTGCTAATTCTGTTGCTGTTATAGAACCTGCAACTATTTTTGATTGTGTTACTGAATTATCTGCTAAATCTGCTGTCACAATACTACCGTTTACTATCTTCGATGAGTTTACAGAGTTTACTGCTAGTTTACCTAGTGTTACTTGTGCGTCTGCAATATGTGCGGTATCAATGCTGCCGTCTACATAATGTTCTGAATTTATAGAATCATCTGCGATTTTTGTTCCATCTACTGCATCAGCGGCTATCTTTCCATTAGTAACTGCTAAAGCATCTATACGATTAGTAGTTACTTGCTGTGAGCCTATATGTCTTGTTAAAACTGCACCAGATATAATTTTTGATGCATTTACATTGTTATCTGCAATATTTGCTGTTAAGATTGTGTTCGCTGCTATCTCAGCTGTTGTTATACTTCCTGCTACAATCTTACTTGCATTTACAGTATTGTTTGCTATTGCACTTGCTGTTCCTGTTAAATTACCTGTAACATTTCCTTCTACGTTTGCTACAAGTGTGCCTGTTGCATAGCCTGTGCCTTCTGTGTTTACTACTGTAGTCGGTACAGTCTGTAAGTCTTTAAATATTTTCCATTTACCTGAGTCTCCAGCATCTCTGAAGAAACCTGTGTATTTGTCTGTACCTGCTACATCATATAGTCCATAGAAACCAATATCAACTGTATCTGCTGAACTGTTTGTTGTTGCTAGTGCAAGAAGTGGGTCTGCTACATTGATTGTTGTAGAAGATACTGTAGTTGTTGTTCCTGATACAGTTAAGTTTCCAGATAACACAACGTTACCTGAGAAGGTTTGTCCACCTAGTGCATCTGATTTTAATTCACTTGCACTTACACTATTCGCTGCTATTTTTGTTGCATCTATTGCGTTGTCTTGTATTTTTGCAGTTGCTACTGAATTACCTGCTAATTGTGCAGTGTTAATTAAACCATCTGTAATAAAGTCAACACTATTAATTGCATTAGCTGCAATATGTCTTGCTACAATAGCATCGCTTACTATTTTTCCTGAAGTAACATTGTTATCAGCTATTTTAGCTGTTGTTACTTGTAATGCTCCAATATGTATAGTATCTATACTGCCAGTTACTAATTCTGATGAATCTACTGAATTTGCGGCAAGTTCTGAAGCACCTACTGCCCCAGCTGCTATATGTCTTGCTAATATTTGGTCTGTGGCAATTTTTGCTGAAGATACTATATTAGCTCCTAAGTCATCTCTTGCTATTCCTCCATCTGCTATTTTTGCACTAGTAACTGCTGAATCTGCTATATGGATAGTATCTATACTACCTGTCACTAACTCTGCTGAATCTACTGAGTTTGCTGCTATGTGTCTTGCAACTATACTGTCTGTAGCTATTTTTGTTCCGTTTATATTGTTGTCAGCAATGTTTGCTGTTAAAATTGTATTTGCAGCTATCTTACCACTTGTTATAGCAAGGTCTGCAATATCTGCTGTCGCGATTGTTCCATTGACTATTTTTGCTGAAGTGACAGAATTATCTCCGAGTTTGGCAGTTGTGACAGCTCCCGCGGCGATTTTTGCAGTAGTAACCTGTAAACCTCCTAGATGTATCGTATCAATCGAGCCAGTAATTAATTCTGCGCTGTCGACACTGTTTGCTCCAAGTTGAGTGCTAGTGATACTCCCATCAGCAATATGATGGGCAGTAACGTTGTTGGCAGCAATTTTTGCAGTTGTAACTGCATTTGCCGAAATGTGAATTGTGTCGATACTACCAGTAGCAATCTCACTTGAATCAACTGAATTTTGTGCTATCTCGTTTGAGGTTATTGCATTTGCAGCTATCTTCGCTGTAGTAACTTGGCCTGTTGCTATGTGAATTGTATCAATACTTCCAGAAACTAATTCTGAACTGTCTACTGAGTTTGCAGCTAAGCCTGCGGCTGTTACCGAGTTATCTGCTACTGCAGTTACAGCTGTTGCTTGTAGTTCAGCTGCTCCGACAGAGTTTGTTGCTAATTCTGCAGCTGTTACAGAATTTAAAGCTAACTCAGAAGCTGTAATAGCATTAGCCGCAATCTTACTTGCAACTACACTATTATTACCTATTGAGTCTTGTTGTACTAAAAACTTACCTATTAATGGCATTTTATGTTTGCTCCAAATACGATAGAACTATGTCTACTGAACTTGTCGTGTTTGATTGGCACTTTATAATGTCCCCTGCTTCTAAAACGACTTTCGCATCTCCACCTATTGGAGCTAGTGTTGAACCTGCTGGTATTTCTACTCCATTTACGATTGAGGCGTGATGGTTGGCACTCGCATTAAATAGTTGGACAGTTGCTGTAATATCTGCTCCTGCAACATTACAGATATATAAACCAATAATTGTTGTTGTTGTATCAGAAGGACAGGTATACACAGAACTTAGTCCTGTACCTATGTCTACTGCTGTTTCTGTCTTAAATGCTGATGCCATAATTTTATCCTAATGCTATAGAGAAAGCTACGAGGTCGTCTGTTGTTAACGCTCCTGGTACATGACTGGCTAGTATTACTACTGTGCCGTCTGCTTTCTTTGTATAAATTCTTTGGTCAGCCACATTCATAGCAATTTCATGAGTTTGTAAATCACTAGTCTGTGGCACTGAGTTTGTTGTCTCTGACCTTTTTGGTTTAATAACTTGAGCCATTCTTAGAATGTGCCTCCATCTATGTTATTACTCCATGCTATTGTTCCGTTTGCTCCAACTTGTAGAACTTGTCCTACTGAATTTGTTGAATCGTATGTTCCGATTGATAAAGAAGCAAATGAGCCACCTGTATTAGCACCATATAATAGCACTCCTTCTGGTACAGAGGTTACTCCTTTTAATCTTAATGTATCTGAGTTAATTTCGATTGATGCATCGTCAACATTTACAGATAATGTGTTTCCTGTTTTTCCAAGACCACTACCTGCTGTAACACTACCAGCTCCTGAGAACTGTGTAAATCCTAATCCAGTTGTTCCTAATGTTGCTGAACCTGTTACATTTGAAAGTACATAACCTGCGTCTGCACTTACTGTTCCTTCTTCAACAAAGCAGAAAACTCCACCAGTCATATCGGCTGATGAGTCATTATCTATTGCTCTTGTTAATACAAAAGGATTACTTCCGTCACCAACTGTTGTTACTGTATAAATACCATTTTCTGTTGTGTCTGTTTGATTTTTAACAAGTATTCTATTACCAGTAGTTGGAGAGACATCATCTATTGATATAGCTCCATTAGCATCCGCTGTTATAGTAGCGCCTACGCCTGAAGTACCATTATTATAAGTTGAAGCTATGTTTGCTGTTGTTGCAACTCTTACTGAATCTTTAATATCTAGTGCTTGTTTTACTGCATCTACATATCCTTTATTTGCTGCATCTGTTGATGCTACAGGAGTTCCTACGTTTAGGATTTTGTTTCCACCTGCATCTACAGTTTGTGAGCCAGCTATTGTTAAGCCACCATCAAAGTCTGCTGATTGTCCAAAGGTTGAAGTACCAGTAACTGTTATAGTGTCTCCACCTGCATTACCTAAAGTAACATTTCCATTGAAAGTTGAGTTTCCATCTACATTCAAGTCAGAGTCAAAATCTACATTACCTTGACCATTAAGTGTACCTGCTATAATTGTATTACCAGTACCACCTGCTACAGAGAACTTATTAGTATTAATTGTTAAGTTACCTGCTGCGGCTATTGCATTGTTAGAAGTTAAAGAACTAACTGTTGCTGCACCTGATACATCTAATGTACCATTTAAGTCTACATTTTTGCCGAACTCAATTTCTTCACTACCATTTGTAGTAATTAATTTAATATAAGAAGTTCCGCCTTCATTAATATCTAATGCGGCTGCGTTATCGTCTAATATAGTGAGTGAGTTAGCTTGAGTAGCTAAGTTTAATGTTCCACCATGCTTAAGAATTAAATCTGCTGCTGATGTTATTGTTATGTTTCCGCTTGTTACTGTTTTTAGTTCAAAAGCTGCGGATGTAGTTGCTATAGTATTGTTAGCTCCTGTAATTACAGTAGAACCAGTTTTTAACTGGTCAATCTTACTGTCTGAGCCTACTAATATAGCTGAACTAGCTGTTAGAGTACCAGCTGAATGGTCAAGCATTGCAACATACAAATCTCCTCCGATTGTTGTTACTGCGTTACCGACTGCCGGTGAGCCTACAAATAGCTTCTGCGAATTAGAAGAATATGCTAATTCACCAGCACCTAATGAGGTAGGAGCAGCGGAGGAGCTACTTCTTTTGATTTTAATGGTTTGTGCCATGATTATTTCCTATCGAGCTATTAAAAGCCCCCTGCGTCTACCGTATCTGAGTCCGCTGAACTATTACCTATCATTATAGGGACAAATTCAAAGTTTCCGGTTGATGTTTCTCGGTAGATCTTTAACTGATTATCGTCAGTGTCATAAAATAAATCTCCTTCTGCTAGATTTGTTGTGTCCGCAGACGGAGCTGTTGTAGCAACATAAAATTGATTTGCTAAAAAGTTGAGTGCATCTTCTACATTATCTGTACCAGTAAGACTGCCTACAGGACTCGTGAAAGCAATTGTAGATGCTTCATTAGTAGTTGATGCTACGGCAGAAGAGATTGTAAGAGTAGTAGTTGCAGACGTGGCAGTTATTGAGCTATTTTTAGGAGTTATAGTTACAGTTGTTGCCATTATCTTGTTACATTTGGTGTAACTCTCGCCACACCCTCGATTACTCTAGTAATACTGTTTGCTGTAGTATTATGTATTTCTAAATCATAATAATATTTACCTGCTGCAATATTTGCTGTAAGTGCATAACCTAGGTTCATAGTTAATTTGCCTTGGGTTGGGGACGTTACTGGGCAAGTAAAAGTTGCTGTAAGAGTACTTGATGTAGGGGAAGGACGCAACTGTGCTGATGCGGTATGATTTGATAAATTAATTGCTGTTCCGTCTTCGGCAAGCGCAATCTCAAGGGCAAAGTCTGCTCCCTGGTCAATAACTATATCATATTTTCCTGCTGCCATATTGTACTCCTATATGCTAAATTATATCAAAAACTTGAGGTGATGTCAAGAATTATTTTTGAGGGGTAGTTAGCAAACCCATTTTACTGAGGAACATGATATCTATGCCCATATAGGATAGTAGCAAAATTTATTTTTACTGCATCGACTTGACCTTGTTCTAACAGTATATCTTTTCCCCAATTTAACATTATAGTTTCAGTTACATTTTCATAAGGAGTTATAAACCCAGAAAGTTGACCATTTGCTTTTGATCTCCAAGGTAATGGTATTGAAAATGTTTCTGAGTATGTCTGGTCTGTCTGTCCTTCAACTAAATGTGAAGAGTTTGACGTTGTACTGTCAGTTCCTGTAACTTTTACCGATACTGTTTTTACCATATCATTTTCTCTTCGTCTTGGCATTTCTTGATTATTTACAAAGTTTTGTGTTTCATGTCCTGCATACTCATAAGTAAAAGTAAACTGTACATCTAGTGTTGTTGTTACTGCGTTTCCTTCGCTATCTGTTCCTGTTTGTATTATATGATTCATTAAAATTTCTCCGTTGGTGCGGACACATTATGTGCTATATATCCAATATTATTTCCACCTCTTACTACATAAGTATCGTCATCTTCAACATCCATGTTGTGAGTAATACAAGCTGTTGTTATTTTAGGTATAGCAAATATTTCTTCTCTAGTTCCATCTTCGCAGACTAAATAGTCTCCAACACTTAAATCTTGTACCATAACAAATTTAAATACACCATCTTTAAATGTTAACATCGGATGTTCATTAGTAACTTTTAAATTATAATTAATCCAATAATAATTTGTATGTGAATGGGGGTCTGTTACCTCGACAACATTTGAAGTTCCAAAACTTCCACTGCCTATTTCTGGAGTTGTCCAAGTTAGCCAAGCATCTTCATCGAGTGATAAACTTGAATGTCTAAATGATTTTACATTTTCTCCAGTTGTTACATCCTCAATGTTTTTGAGTGAGCCGTCAGCCATAACGATAGGAGTACCTTGTACGAAACAACCTCCGCCGCCACCGCCGCCACCGCCACCGCCTCCACCACCACCAGTGGTGCCTCCAGTTGTTATTTCAAATACTTCTGAAGATTCTCCGATAGTTACAATACTTGACCTTGGAGTTAGATTAATGCTTGATGATGTTATTTCTACATTGATATAGCTTCCATTTGCAATTTGAGAGTTTGCTGTACCAAAGCTTCCGTTGTCAATCTTAAATCTTGTAAACGAAGTGTTAGATATATTTACAGTTTTAGTTCCTGCAAATCCCCCAACAACTTGGGTGTTTGAATAAAATGCTGTACTTAGTGCTACACCTGATTGGTTAGCAAAACTATATACTGGGTCTGTTGTTCCGAACTTAATAAATCTAGCTTCACCTATACCTAATGTGTCGGGACCTGTATCTGCCTGTGCTCTAACAAATACTGATACAGTACCTGAGCCTGTGTAGGTAAATGCAATTGGCATATTACCAGAAGCTACTGGAGATGTATTCGTGAACAATCTACTTTCTGAAATATTACCTGCAGTATACTGATGTATTTGTGGTGTTTCATATATAAGACTTCCTTCACTTGCAGTAGAAGTACCTGTTCTTATTTGAATACTTACAGTTTTTACATAGTGTGTTCCACCTGTAACTCTTACAAAGCCTTGATAGAACCCTGGGCCACTACCTACTTCTGTTACAAATCTATTGTCCATAGTATTTGTTTGCCAGGCACCAATAACGGCACCAGATACATTTGCACCTGCTGAAGGTAGTACTAGTGTTCCATTTACTGTTACATCATCACCTTCTAGTGTACCTTTGAATTTTGCATTTCCTGCTGAATCAATGGTGAAGGTATTTGAAGATATAAAACCATCTGACCCCATTACTATACCGCCATTTGCTAAGAATGTTGCATTACCCGAAGTTGATGTACCTATAGTAAAGTCTCTGGTTGAAGGATTTGCTTGTGCGCCCCCGCCTAAGTGATAGGTTGTTATGCCCCATCCACCTACGCCACCGCCTACTATTGTAGAGGATGAATTTACTGCGGCATGAGTAACTTTTGAATCTGCTGAACTTTGAGCTGCAGAAGCTGCTGAAGCTGCATTGTTAGCTGTTCCTTGTGCTGCTACTGCTTTGCCGTCTGCTGTTGAAGCCGCTGAAGCCGCTGAGGTTGCTGCTGAGGCTGCTGCATTAGCTGCTATACCAGCATTAGCTGCTGTACTTTGAGCTACTCCTGCCGCAGCATTCGCATTGTTAGCTGTTCCTTGTGCTGTTACTGCTGCTGAAGCTGCTGAGTTAGCCGCTACTCCCGCCGCTGAAGCTGAACTTTGAGCTGCTGATACTGAACTTGCTAGAGTAGAAGACCCTGATACAGAATTAAATGCTCCAACTGTAATACTTCCTGAGAATGTACCTGTTGCGCCTTCTAAAGCTCCTTTAAATTTAGCGTTACCTGCTGTGTCAATGTAGAAGCTTTTTGCTGAAATATATCCTGCCGCACCTAATTTTATACCTGCTGTTGTATATGCTGCATTACCGCCGCCACTTGCGTTTGTACTAGAAAAGTCTGCTGCGTTTACATTCCAACCACCTGCTGAACCGTCAGTAAGTGTGATTGTCATATTATCTGTAGAAGATATTTTTGCGTTTGTTATTGCGTTTGCACTTATTTGAGCGGTAGTTACATTTACACCACTAATTTTTGCAAAAGCAATACCTGTAGCGTTTATCTGTGCATTATTGATAGAACCCGCAGCTATTTGTGCGTTGTTTATTGTTCCTGTTAATTTGTCTGTTCCCACAGCACTAATCATAGCATTGTTAATGTCTCCATTACCTACACTAATTTTTGCAAAATCAATATTTGTTGATGCACTAATCATTGCATTTGTGATAGAGTTTGATGCGTTTATTTTTGCAAAGTCTATATTAGAATTTGATGCAATACTTGCATTTGTAACTGCACCTGTTTTAATTTTAGCATTAACAATTGCATTTGCTGCAATATTGTTTTCTTCAATTCCACTAGAATCTATAACAACACTATTAATTGTATTTGCTTGAATTTCATTATTCGTTATAGTACCAGCAAGTATAGCTGCTGCTGTAATTTGATTTGCTCCAATATGTGTATTATCTATCTCTCCTGCAACTATTTGAGCTGCTGTAATACTGTTTGCAGTCATATGACTATTATCAATACTACCTGCTATAATAGCTGCTACACCAATACTGTTTGTTGCTATTTCACTTGTGCCTATAGCCCCTGCTACTATTGCTGTTGATTCTATACTATCTGCAGAAATGTGACTTGAATCTATAGCATCTGCTATAATATTCACTGCACCAATACTATTTGTTGCTATCTCTGAACTTCCGATAGCACCTGCTATTATTGCGGCGCTTCCTATTGAATCTGATTTTATCTGTGCGGTATCTACAGCATTTGCTGCTATCAAGTCTCCTGTGACTGCATCTGATAAAATTTCTGCGGTGTCTACAGAGTTAAGAGCTATTTTAGCATTATTAATTGCATTGTTTGCTATTTGTAAACTTTCTACTGCCCCTGTTATTAGTTGTGCAGTATCTACAGCGTTTTGTGCTATTTTTGTACCTACTACTGCATTGTCTGCTATAATTATACCATTTACACTTCCTGCGGTAATTTGAGTACCAGTTACAGAGTTTCCTGCAAGTATAGTACCATTTACAGAGTTTGCTTTTATTTCTGATGAATCTACAGAGTTTCCTGACAGTTCTATACTAGTAATTGCATTGGCTGCTATAGCAACTGCTGCTACTGAGTTAGCTGCTAGTTCTACTGCTGTAATACTATTTGCAGTTACTGTGAATGTTCCTACTGCATCTGATGTAAGTTGAGCCGATGTAATACTATTTGCTGATATAGCTACTGTTCCGATTGAGTTTGCCGCTATCTCTGAGCTACCAATACTATTTGCTTCTATACTTACTGAACCGATTGAGTTTGCTGCTATCTCTGAGCTACCAATAGCATTAGCTGATATTGCCGCTGTTCCTATTGAATTTGCTGAAATATGACTTGAGTCTATAGAACTTGCGGATATTTGTATAGCACCTATTGCATTTGCGGCTATACCTACATTTGTAATTGCATTCGCAGCTATAGTAACTGTTGTTACTGCTCCTTCTCCTAGCTCTCCTTCTACTATTTCTTGTTTGTTTGTAAAAGGTGATAAAGTATAAGTACTTCCGCTTCTATCTATTTGAGCTATTACACTATCACTAGAGCCATCATAATCTTGTGCTTGTTTGAATACTTTTTCTGCTGAATGTGCTTTTGTTGAAGAAGTTGTAATTGTCATAGCAGTATTACTATCTATAAAACCTACGGTAGATATATGTCTATCTGCACCTTCTCCTATAATTACGACATCTCCTGCTTCGAATTGAGTTTCAAAAGTAGTGCTACTACCAATTAATTCTACAGAATTTGCAGGCATTGTTACTGTACCTGTTAGTTCAGTAAAGTCTTCGTTTGCTTGATTTAATCTTTTAAAATATCTAAAATTTAATTTGTTGCCATCAGCATCTGTTGCTGTTGTATCTTGTGAAACTATTATAGGTCTTAAACGGTCAGTGGTACTGTAATCAAACATAAGGAATGCAGTATCTCCGTCTGCCATTCCAGGAAACGATTGAGTAATTGTATTTGAAGCACCATTTGCTATTATTACTGGATCAACTTCTGAAGGTGGTTGAAAAACATAGTCGTTAGATGCAAGAGTAACTGTACCATTAGAGCTATTTATAGACATACTAGTAGTCAAGATACCGCCTCTCATAAGGCTTCCATTCATACCGCCATTTACTTGTTGATCAGTAACTTGTATGTGTTTTCCACTAATTGTTATTCTTCTTTCTACCCAGTCTGATTTATGCCCGGCTGTGTTTACAGTTCTTATTCTTACTTTTCCAATCCTGACAGGAAATGCATTCTCTATTGTGTAGCTACTTTCGTCTCCAGGTATGCTTCTAAGTCTAAGGTTTCCTTTTTGTCCTAAACTTTTAAAACCTAAATTTGTTGCTAATTCATAATGAGATAAGTGTTCGTATATATCATCTAATGCACCGTCTGCATCAATTGCACCGTCTCCTTCAGTAAATGTCGTGCTGTCTGTTCTTTGGCTTTTAGGATGTTCCCATTGTGTTAATACATCAAAAGGTTCTGTTCTACCTACGCCTTCCGCGTCAGGAGTATCTGTTGACTCAGGAACTATTGTAACTACTAAATTTGTTGGTGCTGGTACATCTACAGTAGAATCAGGTACTTCAAAGACTTCTTCTGGCTCTAAAACATATCCTCTATCTATAGTATCAAATTTACCTAATGAATAATCACTTGCATTTATTGAGTAACTCATTTTTTCAGTATCTTCTTTGATAGAAGTAATCATGTAAGTTTTTAAACTACCTTGTAGTTCAGATCCTTGCTCATCTTCTCCTGATATACTAAATATTACTTCTGAATTAGGAGCTTCGCTAAATGCTGAAGATACTGTTACTGAAGTAGTATTGTATGAAGATATTGATTGTGTTTCTACTCTTCCTTCTTCGCTCCAGTTTAATACTACAACATTTCCAGTGTCGTCTTTTACATTTGCAGCTTTTGCCGCAGTATCTATAGACGCTGCACTTTCGTCAAGTAGTACTAAGTCTCCTTGATAGTATGTTGTTGAGTTTATTATTGCAGTAGGCTGTGCTAAATAAGCACCTCCTTTTGGATAAATTAAGTGTAGTTTATAAGCTGCAGTTTGATTTAAGTAAGTAGCTAAATCTCTATCTGTTTTTATTACAGTAGTAGAAGAAGCACTAGTACTTGTAACTCTACCTGCTGTAACTACTCCTTCTCTGTCTCCATCTGCTATATTTATTACATCTCCAGGTCTTAGCATTGCACCATTTAATCCAGTACTAAATGTAGCAATTTCTTGCTCTAGCTTACTTGATAATAAATGAAATTTACCATATCTTATAGCCTGTCCTTTTGATGTACAACCAAATGCAGTTACACTTTTTGTCTTAATTTTTCCATCTCTTGCAATTTGGTCTGTATCTTCTATAACTTCTACTTGTTGTTTGTAATTCTTTTTAGGGTCAATCCAAGTTACTTTTACTTGATTAACTCTAGTTCTATTTGATGACCCTGAGTAAGCAAACTGTCCATCTAACACATTTGATTTACTAAAAGTGTAAACAGCACCTTTTTGAATCATTGCACCTAAACCTACTTGTCCATTCTGCCATAATAACATAGATCTAATAGTTGATGAAAAATCTTTTAAAACTTTTATTGCGTTATCTTGTTTTGCTATATAAACATTACAAGTAAATCTAGGTTCTAGTCCTCCTTTTCCATCTGGCACTAATTCATCACAATATTTTGCAAGAGCAAATAAAGAATACTTATCTATTTGAGAAAAATCAAAATCTGGGTCAATATATTTTCCTAATCCATATCTTGGGTTAGTAACTAAGTCCATAAAAATCCATACAGGATTACTGGTATATACTGTGTCATAGTTGGCGTGAGTAGGGTCTGTAAATACTTTTTTATCTCCCCTAAAATTACCGTCCCAGTCCACATAAGCACTAGTATCTGCACCTGTTGTTACATTTCTAGTATAAGCTGCTGCTGTTCTTCTTTCGCCTGTGTCTCCTATTTTTTCGCTCATAGGGAAATAGTTACTAGGTACTTTTACTTTTAGTCCATAAACTTCATAAGACCTACCTGGAACACTTGCAAACTCTGCGGCATCTACTATTATTCCACCAATTGCTGTATATGGATATACTAATTTATCTGTTATTAAATTTTCTACAGCAACCACTGTAGATGCAGAAGAAGTTTCCCACTTATCTCTTTTGACTGATGAATCTGGGGATACTCTTTCTATTTTTATTCTGTAATCGTCAAATGGCTGGAATCTTGTAACATCAAATGCATAAATATAATTAAAAGGCTGAGTGCTTCTAGCTTTTACTAAACCACCGTTCGCATTTCCATATTCATAGTAACCACCTCTTTTTGAGTATAAATTAGTGCTACCAGATATACTACTTCTACCAACAACACAACTGGATTCAAAGTTACTACCTCCATCTCTAGAGTATTCAAAGAATATTCTGTTTTCTGAACCTGTCTCTCTTTTTGCACCATTTTCTTTTTGAACTATAAGTGATGAAAATTTTACAGTTACTTTTACTGTGTCTACTTCTCCTGGATTATCAACTCCCATCTGACTTGCAGTTACTATAACAGGACTTCCTGTTGGTGTTGGTGTTGCGCCATCTATAGTATGACTTAAAGCACTTAAACTTGGATATCCTGTACTGGGTACTTGTTTTAGCTCTCCACTTTGTACTTTGTAAGATATACCAGCGCTACCCACTCCTGCGGGGGTAGGTATATAAGTTTGTCCTTCTTCTTCTGAACCATGTCCGTTTCTAAAAGCCCATCCAAAATTATCATATTTGGCGGAAGGAACTACATTTGTAGTATCTGTTGGAGTAGACATAACTACTCTACCATTACTTGTACTATTTCCAGAAGGAGAAGCTACTGTAACAGTATTATTTCCTGTGTTTATTGCACTGATTGTTTTTATAAGGTCTAATGTCATTGTAGCATTAGTAGTGTTTGAACTTGGAGCATACGCTACTTCTACTGCTGAAGTATTTATAAATCTTGTAATATGAGAAGCAAAATCTGCTCCATCTAATCCAGCACCTTCTATTCTAACCATTGGCTTTAAATTACCAGGCTCAGCTAGATCACTAGACGTAAATACTATGTTTGTTCCAATAATTGTTGTGTTTCCTGATACAGTGTTGGCAGTACCATTCTTAGCGGCGCCTTGAATTAATATTTTTCTAGTACCGTGTGATAGTTTTGAGTTCTTCATGAATCCAGGACTATTATGGTCTGTAATTACTCCAGATGTAGAGTTATAGCTAGCATTTCCAGAGTATGAAATACCTTTAGCTGTATATGCTCCTAAGGAGTATGCTCTATCTCCATTTAATTTTATACTAGCGCCTTGATACTTTAAGCCTTCTATAGGACCTTCTGATATTGCATCAAATACTACAGCAGATTGATTTTTTGTTTCTCCCGATAAGTTTGTATACTGTCCAGTTCTAGTGTCCATGGCTGCTGCCGCAGATGTTGCTGCTTCTCTTGCTCTTGCGGCGTCTTCTGCTGTTTTCTTTGCATAACTCATTTTTAGTATTCCTCGTGTGGTTGATAATCTGTATTAGCTGCTTCAGACTCTGATTCACCATAATCATATCCTGTACTGTCATCTGCGGAAGAGTAAGTGCTGGATGATGATGATGAACCTGAAGCAAACGAATATCCATAAGCAGATTTTAATGTTGATTTTGTAAAAGCAAAGTTTATAACTGCTCCACCTGCATCTACTTCCCCATACGCTAGAGGTATAGGTACTCCTGGTTTAGTAGTGTTTACAGGGCCGTTGAATAAACTAGATTTTTCTCCATCAGCATTACCATCGGGGTCGCCCATCATAAGTTCTAATAATCCTTGTGTTGCCAAACTTGCACCTAAATATCCTAACCCTACAGCTACATGTTGGAAAAAACCTGCTGCTGCTTCTCCAGCCTTTGGGCCAAACTTAATACTTACTACTATCAGAATAATAGCTACTATTATTTTCTTAATTGCGTCTTTTATAGAACCTGCAGGTAGTGGTGTGATTATGTAAGTATCTTCATCAAACTCTTGGTCAGCCATATCATTCATATCTAAATACAAGTTTTCATTTTTAGCATACTCTCTTACTTCACTGCCTTTTTGTACAGTAAAATGTATGCCTTGGTCTTGGCATTCCATTATGTAACGTCTTAATCCACCTTTCATTGAGTCGATAGCAAGCATACCCTCCTGGATAGTCTTCACGCTTAATCTATGCTTCTCTCCGAAAAGTTTAGCTAATTGTCCTTTGAATAATAAAGTTTTCATGTAGTTGGTTCCAAAATATAGTGTTCTTTGTCTGGATATGATACGATTAAATATGGTATACCTAACGCATTACAATTATCTATATCATGCTGACTTGGGTGACAATCTTCTTCGTAGTGACTATGGACTACATATAATATTTTTGAAATTGCTTGATATGTTGCGAAAGCTAATCCGTCCATTTTAAAGTCATCTTTAAATTCAGAAATATT